GTGTTCGATTGGCTTGGCAAAGGGGTAAAATCGAGCAATATAAAAATAAATAAATATAATTTTCTAGCGTGGGCGGGCGTAAGGGTCACCCCACCCCCCCCGGCATCTGCTAGCAATGTCGCCATATTTTTATGTGGATTAGTTAGTTGTACAAGTTATTTGCACCCCTTTGGATAAACAAAAAGGGCAACCCAACAGGCTACCCCTATACTAAGAACAGTTATTTTCTCCGATTGGTCGCACCCTTTAGGTATCCCTGCGTGTATACTGGTGTATTTCCCCGGAGGTTATACTCCGATTGTATCCATCTTGACGGAAAAGTCAAGTAAATTCGTCATAAATTTTTTTTTATTTGACATTAGGTTAATCTGTACGTATAATCTAGGTATCAAGACCAGTTAGAGCAGCAGCAATCAAACCTTTCTCGTGCTTTGGCTCAACTTCTTAGGCTCTTGACTCACTAAATAAAGGAAAATAACCCGTGTTTGAAGCATTTGTACTCATTTGTCTGCTAGGACAGCCTACTACAGGTGCAAATTGCGAAGAACTAGTAGATACACGAGGTCCATACGCTACTCACGATGAGTGTTTAGCACGAATATACGAAATACAGCAGGAATTACCCGCATATAAACCTTACATGGAAGCAAGAGCGTACCGTTGTGACAAATTTACTCCCCAAAAAGACCACCCAGCGTGAAATAACGCCCCAACAAGAAGAATTTCTGAATGTTTTGTTTGAAAATGGGGGTAATGTAACCGATGCAGCCATTCAGGCGGGGTATTCTAAGGGTAGTGTGACGTGGCTAAAGAACAGTTTAGCCGATGAGATCATCAACCGTACAAAGAACGTACTGTCTATGCACGCATTTAAGGCTGCTACACGCCTTGTAACGACAATTGACAACCCCGTACCCGAAAGAGGGGACGACCTACGCTTCAGGGCTGCAGAATCGCTCTTAAACAGGGTAGGACTAGGAAAGCAAGAGACAACTAACGTAAATGTGCAAGCAGTACACGGTATTGTGCTGTTGCCACCAAAGAAAGAAGTGGTTATTGATCAATGAGTTTATATAGTGGATTAAGAATAGTAGCAGGATTAGTTGCACCCGGAATGCTTGACTTGAGATCAAGTACAAAAAAGAAAGATCCTAAATTAAAGTTTCCTCAAATGGATGTGGGTAAACCAATCCCAAAAGTATATGCAAAAGGGGCAGGTTCACGTAAAGTAAATAAATAGAGGTAGTAATTGATGGCGACGTATAGTGATAAACAACAAGTACGAACAGTTGTAAATAAAACAACTGGTGAATCTAAGGTATTTAAAAGTTCTGGAGTGGATAAAAAAGGTAAACATTTTTTTACTTCCTCAGATAGTGCTACAATAAAAAAATTTTTAACAGGAGACAATCCGTCAGCAAAGACTGGACTTCCTGTAGGTAAAACTAAAGATGGTAAGCTAGGAACAGCAAAACCAAAGAGTTTTATGAGTGCTGCAGAACGTGAAGGTCCTATACAAAAGATACAACAGCCTATGCTTATAAGTAAAGATGCAATTCGTAAAGATTTATTTAAAAGATATTTTAATTCTCCTAAGAATAGGAATAAATGACTGAACCTGCACCCAAGCGTGGACGTGGTCGACCTAAGAAAGACCCCGACGCACCAAAGCAAAGATATTTCCTGTCTAGAGCCGAACAAGCTAGACGACAGACACAAAAGAGATTACGTGACGCAAAGAAACGTGCAGAAAAAGTAACTAAAGTAGCAGAAAGTAAAAGAAGATATGCCAGAAAGCTTGAAGAGAAAGTTGGTAAGGTTGAGAAAGCTCTTAAGGGAGATGCAACTACCGTTATCGATACAGGTGAGTTGGCAACACTTCCTCCACCTGTCCAAGAACTTGTGGGAAATCGTGAAGTGGTGTTTCAACCAAATGAAGGACCTCAAGAAGAGTTCCTTTCGTCTAGCGAAAGAGATGTACTCTATGGAGGTGCTGCTGGTGGGGGCAAATCTTTCGCCTTGCTTGCAGATCCGCTTCGTTACTGCACTAATCCTAATCATAGGGGTCTTCTTCTTAGGCGTACTCTCGACGAACTTACTGAGTTAATAGACAAGTCACGACAGCTATACCCGAAAGCGTTCCCCGGAGCGAAGTTCAGGGAATCAAAGTCAACGTGGCATTTTCCATCGGGAGCTACCATTTGGTTTACGTATCTAGACAAAGACAAAGATGTAACCCGATTTCAAGGACAAGCTTTCAACTGGATAGGCATAGACGAGATAACCCAGTACCCGACACCTTACGTGTGGGACTACCTAAGATCAAGATTAAGAAGCACCGACCCAGAGCTACAGCAAAATCTGTATATGAGGTGTACAGCCAACCCCGGAGGAATCGGCGGATGGTGGATCAAGAAGATGTACATTGACATAGGGGAACACAACAAACCGTTCCCTGCATCTGACGTTGAAACAGGCAGACCTTTCTTGTGGCCGCAAGGACACGAAAAGGAAGGCAAACCACTTTTTTATCGCAGGTTCATTCCTGCACGTCTAACAGACAATCCGTTCTTGATGGCTGATGGACAGTATGAAGCTATGCTTCGTTCACTACCAGAGATAGAACGTAAACGATTACTCGATGGGGATTGGGATGTAGCCGATGGTGCAGCCTTTCCAGAATTTAGTAGAGCTAAACATGTTGTGGAAAGTTTTGACCTACCTACCAACTGGCCCCGCATCAGGGCGGCTGACTACGGGTATGCGAGTCCTTCTTGCGTTCTTTGGGGTGCTATTGATTGGGATAATAATATTTGGATTTATAGAGAATTATACGTAAAACAGTTGACAGCGGAGCAATTAGCGGATAGAATACTAGAAGCGGAGCAATTAGATCCGCTACCTCATTACACAGTATTAGACTCATCATGTTGGAACAAGACAGGCTTTGGTCCTTCTATAGCTGAAACAATGATGAGATGTGGTGTCCGTTGGACGCCCTCAGATAGAAACAGAATACAAGGTAAGATGGAAATTCATCGTAGGCTTGCAGATGACCCAAGAACAAACGAACCTAGATTACGAGTGTTTTCGAGTTGTAGCAACACTGTCAAGCAGTTGGCAGCAATTCCTCTTTCCAAAACTAACAGCGAAGACGTGGACACAAAAGCAGAAGACCACGCATACGATGCGTTGAGGTACATGTTAATGACAAGGATGACAGGTTATGCGGCGATTCATCAAACGCTTAATGGTATTAAGAATCAGGTCTATCAAGTCCAAAATGAAACATTCGGATATTAGTAGATGGTAGAAAAAGATCCTAAAAAAATTACACTCAAAGAAGCAGCCGAGCTATATAGCCAACAAATAGGTACGAGCAAAATAACTGCATTTGGCAGTAAAGGTAAGCTGAAAGAGTATGGGAATATTCCTTTAGTGGATATTTATAAAGGTAATATTGGTGAGCGTGTATTAGACAAGATGTTAGCAACTGCTGATACTGCAGGTAAATACAACACACTGACTGATAATTTAAGACTTGCCACAATACCCGTTAGAAGATTGATAACTCAGTCTAACCCTACAGATCCAATATTAGGCAAAATGCCCAATACTGAAGCTGGGAGTGAACTAACAAAAACTATCTTTGGCGAAAGAAAAGTTGCTGAAGAAGCTACAAAAATAGCAATACTTACAGACAACAGGCAAGGTTGGAAAGAATTTTTTGACAAAATAGATGCTATAGCAGATGATCCAAACAATCCAAAGCAAGCATTAGCAAACGCTTTTCGTGTGAGTTATTACACAGGACCTAGACCGGGGCTTATTGCAGGATTGCAAGGATCAGAATATTTAATAGATCAAGGTGCTATTTACGTAACTCCACAAACTAAACAAGTAGGTGCAGAAAAAGATCAAGAAACTAGAAAGGGAGCAAGTAAAGGTAAAACATCTTTTAAAAAGAAGGCTACTCCATACACTGTTCCACTTGGTGAAAATGCTCACGCTTATCTACAACAGCAATTAAAGATAAATGCGAATGATCCTGATATCAAAGCATATCTTGCAGAACAAAAGAAGTTAGGTAAAGCACCTATATTTGTACAAAAGACAATTGGTAAAGATGGTAAAGTAAAAGTATCTGCCATAAACACCACTGCAATATCAGATATGCTTTCTGATATAACAACAAGCACTTTTATAATTGTGGACAATATATCAGGAAAAGAATATAAAACTTTAAATCCTTTTGAAAAAACAAAAACTGGTAAATTTGGATCTGCGTTATCAAGAAACATTCATGCTTCAATTGGATTAAACGAACTTGATGAGCCAGATAAACTTATTGATTTTTTACACGGTAGAAGTGAAACTTCTGGTACAAAAGGCAGAGGTCAAACCAAAAAAATGGACTACGCCCTACGAGCTAGAGGTAGATTTACACAAGGCGAAAGAGATGGTCAACAAAGAATTGGTAACTGGATAAATGAAGTTCAAGGTAAATCTGTAACAGAAATACCTGATGTTCAAGCAACTGTTTCAAAGGCAAACTATGCTATTGAAGGTTTCTTTGATGCACCTCAAACACAAACTACAACTACACCTGCGATAGACAAGAAAAGTGATGTCGTAGCAAAAATATTGAGCGGTGAAATTAGTATTGCCGATCAAATGGCAGCTTGGAGAGCAAAGAAAAAAAGTGGAACACCTAGCGGGGGTGGTAAAACAGGAGCAGCTATAATTGGTGGTTTTGGCGTAGGTTCAGCTTTAATGGCAGGAGATGCTGAAGCTGGTCTTGAAACTGGCTCACAGATGATAGGTGAAGAATTATTAGAAAAAGGAACTATAGAGTTACTCAAAAAAGCAGGTATGGCAGCAAAGAGTGCTAACCCTATTGGTGCAGGTCTTACCATAGCAGGTAGTACTGTTTCTACAATAGGCGATCAAGCCTTTGATAAAGAAAACAGAGTTTCTCAACAACTAGGTATAAGTAGAGCAGATTTAATAAAGCTACCTGAAGAAGAAAAGAATAAATTGTACAGCTTGCTAGGAGAGTACAAGAGAGAACAACTAGCAGGCGAACAAGAAAAGATTTCACTTGGAGAACAAATGAGAAGTTTATCAGGTGATTCAGCCACTAGACCTTTAGACAGTGGCACAATAGAAACTGACTCGATCATGGATAACATGATAAGATCGGGTCAAATTTAGGAGAAGGCAATGCCCGGTAACAACTATAACTATGGTGCTTCATACATAATGAGTTCTGATAAGACTTCAGTTGATGATCCAATGGGATCAAATCAGTTAACTCGTGAAGCTGCAGACTTTAACACATCAATCGAGAACTACGACTTACAATCTGATATGCCAAAGAAGCAGACTAAGCCAACAGTCGAAGCTTCTTTATTTAGCATGGCAGACGACAAAAACTACTTCTAAGTAAGGTACATTATGGAAGATCAGGTTTCACAACCAGAATCTGATGAAGCTATTGAGGTAACTAATCCTGACGAGTTTATGCCGGGATTAGCAGGCTACATCACTCAAAAGTTTGATGATTCTGAAAAAGGAAGATATTCACACGAGCAACGTTGGTTGCAAGCGTATAAAAACTTTCGTGGCATTTATGATTCTACTACTCAGTACCGTGAGTCAGAGCGATCTAAAGTTTT